TTACTTACAAACACAGGTATTTGCAGGTACGCCACTAAGCACTAAGAATGTACCTTACTTTACAGAAACTAAAGCAGGCGGCAAGTATCCTAGTAAATATGATACACTTAAAAATAAATTAAACAAACCTGCAATTACAGATAGGCTCAAACAGATTACCGCTGTTGAGCAAATGGATTGTATTGATTTAATTAAGAAGTACGACAGCCCAGATACATTCTTTTATGTAGACCCTCCATACTACAATATGGAGTTTTACTATTCAAAAGATTTTCCAAAAGAGAAACATGAAGAGTTAGCCAACGTGTTGGCTAATATCCAAGGAAAGTTTGCTCTTAGCTATTATGATTTTGATGACTTACACAGACTTTATCCAGAAGACAAGTTTGTTTGGCATAAACAAGAAGTGTATCGTAGTGCAGCTACTAGAAGCGGCAATGATGCTAATTACAAAACAAAAAGCAAAGGCACAGAAATTCTAATTATGAATTATGATCCTTTACTTAATGCCAAAACCTTTACTGTTAAAAAAAGATAGTTAAAACTACCTTTGATGAAGTGTTCCAAGCATAACATAAAAGGTTAAATTAATCAAACAAAGCAACTGTAAAAGGTTGCTTTTTCGTGACTATGTATGTTATAATATCGTATGAATTGTACAATACAAATACGTGACGAAGTAAATATAAAAGTAGCAGGATTAGAAGTCGGCACAAGGCGAAAACTTGAAAAGCAATTTAAGTATTTCCAGCCCTGGGCTTATCATAGTCCAGCATACAAATTAGGACGCTGGGATGGATGTGTTAGCTTTTTTAGTCTAGGCGGATCTACTTATTTTAATTTACTTGATCAAATTCTTCCAGTTGTAGTTGATGAAGGTTATACTATTGAGATAGACGATCAAAGATCTTCACATAGTTTTAACTTTCCACAGGCAACGGAAGATACGCATGGCCAGGTTATTTGGCCAGTGGGCCATCCTCGAGCAGGAGAACCAGTTACACTTAGAGATTACCAAGTCAGTGCTATTAATCAGTTCCTTGAAAACCCACAATGTATACAAGAGATTGCCACCGGAGCAGGCAAGACTGTGCTTACTGCTACACTGAGTAAAGCTGTAGAACCTTATGGCAGAACATTGGTCATTGTTCCTAATAAAGATCTAGTTAAACAAACCGCAGAAGATTATGTACTACTAGGACTTGATACAGGTGTATATTTCGGTGACAAAAAAGAAATAGGCAAGACACATACTATCTGTACTTGGCAAAGCCTTAACAGTATGCAAAAGCGTTTCAAGGACGGAGACAGCCCTGTTAGCCTAGACGATTTTGCACAAGACGTAGTAGGCATTATTATCGATGAGGTACACCAAGCTAAAGCAGATGTACTTAAACAATTACTTACGGGTCCGTTTGCCAATGTACCTATTCGTTGGGGACTAACAGGAACCATACCCAAAGAAGATTCGGACAAAGTCACTTTGTTGTCTTGTATAGGTCCAGTCATAAATAAAATTGCAGCCAAAGATCTTCAGGACTTGGGCGTGTTAGCCAACTGCCAAGTAAACATCATGCAGTTCCAAGATACCGTAGAGTATAAGAATTATCAAGAAGAGCTAACATACCTAACAACTAATAAAAATAGAATGGATACTGTTGCCAAGTTCATTGAGAATCTCAGCGAAACAGGCAATACACTTGTTCTAGTAGATAGAGTCAAGTGCGGAGAAATGCTGGTAGAGCGACTACCTGATAGTAGTTTTGTCAGCGGCGCTATGAAAACCAATGATAGAAAAGAACAATATGACGAAGTTAAAACGGCTACAAACAAGATTATTGTGGCGACTTATGGTGTGGCTGCTGTTGGTATTAATATACCTCGTATTTTTAACCTAGTTCTTATTGAACCAGGAAAAAGTTTTGTCCGCGTTATACAGAGCATTGGGCGTGGCATAAGAAAAGCAGAAGACAAAGATCACGTAGAGATATGGGATATTACAAGTAGCGCAAAGTTTAGTAAACGACATCTTACTACACGAAAGAAATATTATGAGGAAGCCGGCTATCCTTATCAAGTACAAAAGGTAAAATACTAATGAATATATTAACAGTGGACAATCAAGCATTTGAATTAAATTCTTTGCCAGAAGAAGTAGATGATCTACGATACGCAGTCTTAGATTGGAATGATCCCAAGAACGTAGACTATCATTTTGTTCCATTGATTTTTATGGAAACATTTCATGCGCCTGCGGCAGTATTAAAAATAGGCGAACATATTATTCAAGTTCCCCTGGATTGGTATGTTGTTATTGGAGAAAAAGATCAAGGAGATCCTGAAATTGTTCCTATTATGAATATCAACGACCGTGGATTTAGTGCGTTTACATTCAATCCTATCAGTAGTTTTAGATTAGACTTTAAACCATTAGAAATTATCAATGTATTCCAAGACATTCGATGGTATACGCCCAAACTCAAACACGGGCACATACTGGCAGTACCGTTGGATAACAGCGATAAACCTTTATGTGCTTATTTTGTCAAAGAAACAAATAAACTTCCGGAAGTCTTGTCCATTGAAAAGATGTATTAAAGGCTGTATAATACACTATGGCAACTAAAGCACCAATGTTAGACATGTTCAAAAAAGTATTGCCCGCGGCAGATACTAGGAACAAAGATTTTTATGAACGACTTAGTGATGAGGAAAAGAAAGGATTTAGTCCTTGGCTGATCCAACGTTATTTAAGTAGCGCAGAAAGTGTTACACCTGAAATGATTGAACATTATCTTATAATGACCAATGAGTTAGTTAATACAGATTACAGCACAATTAAAGATCATCCAGAGCTAATGTGGAAGTTAATGAGTATTGTCGGCGTAGGCAAATCAATGAAGCATCCATATGTTGCACCTGGTAAAGGTAAAAAGAAAAAAGGCAATGCGTTTAAACTATGGCTTGAGGAACAGTATCCTCATTTAAACGAACAAGAAATAGAAGTGTGGTTTGGCATGTTTACTAAAGAGCAGGCCCGAGACATGCTAGAGCAGTATCAAGTCAAGGACAAAGATGTTATCGCTGGTGCAAATGACTTATAAGTGTAGGTATTGTAATAAGGACTTTGTTAAAGAAAATACGCTGATCTCGCATATGTGTGAGAAAAAGCGTAGAATGAATGCCAAGGAAGAAAAACAAAATCGTATTGCTTATCAAAGTTGGTTGGTATATAGGAAGACTATGATTGCCAATGTTAAAAATGACAAGCCCTATGATGACTTTATCAATGATAGATACTTCTTGGATTTTATGAAATTGTCCAAACGCATTATTGATTTAAACTTGGATAAGCCAGAAGAGTTTGTTAAATTTGTGTTAAAGAACGGCGTTAGAATTGATGACTGGTGTAAAGATGCTGTTCATGAAACTTATATTAAAGATAGAGTATTTAAAGAAACCGTAGAACGAGCAATTGAACGAAGTTTGTTAAATATGAAAGCGTGGGCAGAAAAGACAGGCTTTCAATGGGAAGAGTATTTTGTTAAAGTTAACACTATAGATGCAGTACAGGATATTAAAATGGGACGTATTAGTCCTTGGTGTACTTTTGCCACTGATCAAGGAAGCAGATTAATTGACAGACTTGAGCCGGGACAACAACAAGTATTGATAGATTACTTGGATCCTAAAAAATGGCGTGTTAAATTAAAACGAGATCCACACGAACCTGAGTGGGTCCAGGAAATTTTTAATAAGGCGGGAATACAATGAACCAGTACAGTGAAAAGAAAAGAGTTCCTAGACTCTTACAAAGCCAAAAATCTACTAAAGCCAGTTTTCAAATGCTCAATGGCGTAGCAGAGTTCACCATAGACGGTGAACGTGTAAGTATGCCCACAGCAGAAGCATTCCATCGTTTACTTAAAAAGGTTGCTGTACTTGAACAACGATTAGCTGTCACTGATAATAAGGCTGCTCAAGCAGGTAGAGTAGCAAGGTCCAAGAATGACAGATAAAGAAGATAACGTTCTAGAAGTTTATAAAGAATCATTGATAATGATCGATAAATTAATTGCGGACTATGATCCTTTGGTCATAGCAGGAGTCATGATGGCTCAGTCGCTGAGTTTGTATAAAAGTGTATTAAGCGAAGAAGATTATTCTAGTATGGTTGCATCTATTATAGAAAAGAAAGATAAAGTTTATACTTTTACTGCTAGGAGTTTACATTGAGCACAGACGTTGACATTGACTTTGCTGACAGAGAACAGATATTAAAATTGCTGGACTATACTCCAGCAATGATCAAAGACGGGGTAAAAGAAAAGAAACACAATACAGGCGTGTACTTTCACAACGCACCCGTAAATCCATTCACAGGGTTATCCACAATAGATTACAAAAGTGCCGAAGACATGGGTTGGTTTAAAATTGACTTGCTTAATGTAGGCATCTACAATGACTTTGATAGCAATGAACAGATTGATGAACTATTGACTAAAGAGCCAATGTGGGAATTATTAGAACATAAAGAAGTTATAGAACAATTATTCCATATTCATAATCATAGTGATACTGTTATAAGGATGAAACCTAAGAGTGTAGAACAGCTAGCCATGGTCTTGGCTTGTATTCGTCCTGGAAAGAAACATTTGATAGGACAAAGTTGGTCTAAGATCAGTGAAGAAGTATGGACTAAGACTGATGACGTGTATAGTTTTAAACACAGTCACGCCATTGGATATGCCATGGCAATTGTATTGCAGATGAATAAACTAAGTTATAGCTTTTGAACTAGTTGTATTTGTCGACGTTTGATTCGTTTTGTAATGATGTTTTGAAGACTAACAGCTTCGCCGTGAAGTATTTCAAAATCTTTGACATTGTAAGTGCGTAAGCAATAACTGAATTTTTTAAACTTAGGCCCTATGACTAAATTTATGGGCAGGGAGCGATTACTTTGCCACCACCATTCTTCGCCTAGTTCTAAGAACTCTGCTTTATCTTCGGTGCAGGTAAGCACATTATAAACATAAATGCTAGCCAGAGTACTGGTGTAATTTTGAATAATTCCTAGAATTTCTTCTTCTCCGGTCCTGCATAGACTTAGAAAAGGAAATTTTTCTAATATTTCGTTGTAATCTGCCATCGGTAATATTTAGCACCGAATTCATTTCAATTAAATTTAAATAAATATAACTATGAGCGACACATTTACATTATTGAGCTACCCGCAACGCAGTATATTGATATATGCAGAAGGACATAGCAGGACACAAAACATGCCATTTAATACTACACGAAAAACCAT